GGTGATCTTCGACTGGTTAACCCGGAACTGACGTCGTGTCCTGCGCCCGTAGGCGTGAGACACTAGTTCAGTTACGAGCCCATCTGCCGATGAGTAGATGGCCGAATCGTTACCCCGCGATGTAAGCGGGAGCGAGATGGCCGATCCACCTGTCGGTGTGATGGACTGTGGGTCAGCGAACGCCATAGGCGTACTCCTGTTCTCGACAACAACTGCTTACGCAGCGGTCGTCGTTGGTGACGGACAGTGTAACAACTGTTCTAGCCACGTCGGGTGATGCCCAACGCAGCGAGAATGGAGACCTGAAGCGAAGACAAACCGCTCCAGGTTACCCCAAATCCAAAGGGGTTAGCTGGGATCCGCTTCTTGGTTTCTGTAACAAGAACCAAGGGCGGAGCCGTCAGATCGGGATATCCAACAATTCCGGATTTCCCGATAAGGGCATAGATATCTTCTGAAACACTATGTTCCATGATATACCCATACCGCATAACCAGACCATTTTGGGCGACAGCACTGAGGTTGTGAACAACATCCCCAGCATTGGTCACCCAATCGATGGCCCAACTCCACGGGGTTAATTCCCAGACAGTTTCTGGGGTCAGAGGCTGGCCGAATAACTTCTCGGCCTCCGCCGCATTTCTCGCCATGCCTAACCGACTGTCAGAATCGGTCGACATATGGTAAGTGAATGCGCCGGAAAACCACTGACGTTTCGTCGTCTTTCGAAGACGAACTATTGAACCTTGCGTGGTCGGATCAGGATTAAAGTTGTCCAGGACATTGGTTCCCCCCCCTGCGTAAAGCAGAGAGGCACCTGACGCCTGGATGACGTCCTCCTGTTCCGTTTTCTCTACCGGAAAGTTGTAGCGCCGGCGTACCACTCGGCCACTGTCACGCTCGTACTGTGCAAGCACAGCATCTGCGTGAACAACAGCATCCTTCATCGATGTGATGTCGGAAACGAGGGGTAGCCATCCAAAGACAGTATTGAGGAATTCCTCACCCGCATTTACTGCGAGCCTGGCTCTGGATTCCAACGAATGAAGAAGGGGCGTAGAAGGAATTCCATCCTTCAGCGTCTCTCCTAAAAACGTTGCTGCGTCTGCAACTGAATTAGTGGGTTCGCATCTGGCAATTGCTGTTGTCCCCATTTCCCTCAAGTCCGAATCACTGGACTCACAGGAATCTGGGAACGCTAGCTTGCCATTTACGATCGGCCTAGCACATAGGAAGGGACCAGAGTATTTGTACTGGTTACCCTTCCGAGTACGAAAAACCGTAGCTTGGGAGAACGGATTCCCCCGCACGTACGATTTGGTAGTATGGAAACTACCGCCGACATCCTCTAGACCACCATCGTTAGGTGGTGGCCAGGGATGACCCTCCGACACAGTAACCTGTGTTCCCGTCAAGTCCCATTCACCATAGTTCGAGACCCCAACAGGGTTGTTGGGGTCGTTCACTATGAACACTTGCCCACCCTTCTTACGGGGTCGGAAAGGTCGAGATCTGGTGTTTGGTTGAGACGAGATTAGAGAGCTCCTTTAGATACATTCATGTCATGACTGACATGGGTGGTCGCTGCACTGCGTTGTGCCCCGC